CTGTCTGCGCCAAGGCTGCTTTCATTCCACCACCTCCTGCTTTGCGGTCAATCCTTCCAAGCGTTTAATCCGTGCCACGTTGTATGAGACAAGGGCGGTGTGGTACTCCATGCTCGATTGATGGCGTAGCTTAGTGCGCTGCGCTTGTATCAGTTCCTCTGCAATGAGTTCGGCAGGGGTCGGCATGACCCAGTGGTTCGTGAGCCACTCCCATACATTTTTTAAGTGGTTCATTTGAATATGCTCTTTGTTAAAACGGTTTTAGTAGGTTCGCACTGCGTTGTTTGCGCCTTAGTGTTGCCAAAGTACCCAATGGCAAAGCAGATGGCGGCAAACACCCCCACACACTTAACAAAAGTCATCAGGCTGCTCCACATCCACTCCCATGTTGATGGGGTTTCTTCTTCGTCTTCTACCAATTGAATTTGTATCTTGCTCATAGTGTCTCCAATGCACAGTGCAGCAGCGCCAGAGCGTCTGCCTCGTTATCGTCGGTTACTGGGTGACCACGCAGCTGCATGGCCTCGATCATCTGGTCTTTGCCAGCGTTACCCTTCCCTGTTGCATGCTTCTTGATGGTGCCCACTGGCACGCCTTGGTATGGGATCTTGTGGTGCTCACACCACGCCGTGAGAGTGGCCATCAAGCCGCCATACACATGAGCTGAGTCGGTGCTGGCGTGCCTGCGTACCTCTTCAAAGTACACGGCATTGATCTCGCCGCCCATGGTGCCCTTGAGCTCAGTCAGCCATTGCCTGAAGCGCAGGTAACGCATGCCGCCACCCTCGTACCTGCCGGGCTTGAAGCTGACCCAGCCGTGGGCAATGTTGTTGTCCAGTGGCCTGCATGCCCAGCCAGTGGTGGTGCCAAGGTCTAGTGCCAAGACGGTATCAGTCATTGGTCACCACCCGGGACACAAACCGATCCAGCCGGGATTGCAGCCCCTTGTCAAGCAGCTCGCGTGTGGCCGGGTGCAGGCGCATCAGGAAGGGTTTAAGTTTAGGTGTGGTCATGGGCTGCGAATATATCACACCGATATAGCCTGTTGCAAATAAGTTGAAAACCAAGGGAAAACACCTAGTTGACAGGCGATATACAAACCATGCTACACTGTGATCGTGTTCAACAGGCAGATAACGCCAAAAGGAGTTCAACATGAAATACAAACTCAATGCAGCTCGCGACATAGACACTGATGAGCCCGGCTCTTACATTTTAAATTTGCAAAGAGGCTGGTGCTTTGATGAAGCCAGTTCACCCAACGACAAATCGCACGTAAGAGGTTATGACTCAATGCGTGAATTGCGTGATGACATAAAACACAGCGTCATTCCGTGCAATTGCTCCGGTTGCAAGTTGGGAGCTTGATCATGCAATACGTAGCCTACTACCGTGTATCCACTGACCGCCAAGGCCAATCAGGTCTTGGCCTCGATGCCCAGCGTGCCGCTGTGGCCAAGCACATTGGTGCGGCCGAGCTGGTGGCCGAGTTCACTGAAGTCGAGTCCGGCCGCAAGAATGACCGCCTGCAGCTGGCTGCGGCTCTGTCTGCCGCCAAGAAGGCCAAGGCCACCTTGGTCATTGCCAAGCTGGACCGCCTTGCACGTAACGTGCACTTCATCTCTGGCCTGCTTGAGTCCGGCGTGCAGTTCGTTTGTGCCGATATGCCGGAAGCAGACCGCACTTTTTTGCAAATGATGGCCGTGTTTGCCGAGTGGGAAGCACGCAAGATCTCCGAGCGTACCAAGTCAGCTCTGGCCCAGCTCAAGCTGCAGGGCAAGGTCCTTGGCAGCCCAGCCCCACAGATAGGCAGCGTTGCAGGCACCAAGGTAGTCATCGCCAAGGCTGACAACTACGCCGGCCGGGTTGGCCCAATTGTGCGCGAGATCATCACCAAGTCTGGTGCCACAACCATGCGCGACATCGCAGCTGCACTTGAAGCACGCGGCATCCACACACCACGCGGTAACACCAACTGGGGTCCTACACAGGTCTCCAACTTGCTGTCCCGCATCAACTAACACTACCTGTAGTGTATTTAGCCCGGTCTGGGCGTTAACCAAAGGAGATCTATGAGCAACTACCGTCAAAATTACACGCCAGAACGTCACGAGACCGCGGGCCAAAAAACCCTTGCAGCTGCGGCCTTTGTGCTGTTTATTGCTGTCCTACTTTTCTTGGGGTAACCGTATGACAGCAGCAAACCTAGAGCTGGGCCGGGCCATGCGGGACCGCCAGCTGGACATCTTTGAGCACACAGACCACCAGTTCTTGGCACGGTGCCGAGCTCTGGCTGTGCTGATGGCTAAGCAGGCTGGCCAAGTATCCATCAACGACATCCGGCAGATTATCGAGGTGCCGCCGGGTGTCCACCCATCTGTCTTGGGCGCGGTCTTCCGCACCAAGCAGTTCAAGCGGATCGGTTACACCGAGGCCGCACACCCAGAAGCGCACGCGAGAATCGTGCGTGTTTATTGTTTATCACAGGAGTAAATCATGGCTGGAAAATTAACGGATGACAAAGAGATGAGTGCTTCCCGGCTGCCGGGCCTGATGGGGTACAGCAAGTACAGCACACCAAACGATGAGCTGCAGTTCAGCATCAACGCCATCGATGGCAAGGAGCGGCCAGACATTGGCAACGAGGCCATGGGCTGGGGCAATACTCTTGAGCCAGTGGTGCTCATAGAGTCTGCCAAGCGGCTTAAAGTGGCCGAATTTGACACGCAAATTGGTCAGGCATACAAACACCCAGACATTGCGCTTGCGTGCTCTCTGGATGGCGTGGGCTACGGCACTGGCCAAGAGATCTGCTCGGACCCAGACAAGGGCATCTTTGTGGTTGGCCAAGACTCTATCGTGTTGGATGGTCCCGGAGTGCTTGAGGCCAAGGTTACCAAGACTATGCCGGAAGACACCCCCCACCTTGCGCGTGGCCCCATCCAACTGCAGGGTCAGATGCTGGTCACTGGCCACAAGTGGGGCGCTGTGTGTGTGCTGTACCAAGGCATCGAGCTCCGCATCTTTTTGTACGCGCCACACAAAGGTACCCAATCTGCGATATATGAGGCTGTCAAAGAGTTTGAGTCCAAGTTGGACAAGTATCGCGAGACTACAGAGATAGATTGGTACCCACCAGCCAGCAGCAAGGAGCTGGACCGGATCTACCCAAACGCGGTCAAGGATGAGATTGAGCTCAGTGTTGAAACGTCCTTTCTGGCCCAGTCCATCTTGGCCAGCAAGGCAGTTATCCGAGCTGCAGAGTCCGACATTGAAGAGGCAGAGAAGCAGATCAAAGAAGAGCTTGGCCAAGCCGAGCGTGGCCGGGTTGGCAGCTACGTGATCAGCTGGCCAATGCGTAACTACAAGGCAGCTGCAGAGCGCTTGGTCCCGGCAAAGGATGCCTACTCTGTGCGCCAATCGGTCCTGTCAATCAAAGAGATGTCATGAACCTACCGAATAGACCCGCAATTAAAAGCGCGTATGACCGTGCAGTTGATCGGCTACTAGATATCTGTGCGCCAGACGTACAAGACCACGAGGCAGAAGCGTTTGTTGACGCAATGGCTGATCTTATTTTTACAACGATGAAGACTTACTTAACCGAGGAAGAGAAAAATGCAATTAACCACTAATCGGGGCTTTGCCCCCACCACCCTCACTGAGGCCATGACCTTCAGTGACATGTTGGCCAGCAGCAACATGGTGCCCAAGCAGTACCAAGGCAAGCCGCAGGACATCTTGGTCTGTGTCCAGTGGGGCATGGAGATGGGGCTGGCACCCATGCAGGCTCTGCAAAATATCGCAGTGATCAATGGCAAGCCATCGGTCTACGGTGATGCTGCCATGGCGCTGGTCCAAGCCAGCCCAGTGTGTGAGGATGTCGAAGAGTATTTTGAGCATGAGGGCACACCCAACCCGGTGGCTGTATGTGTGGCCAAGCGCAAGGGACGTAACCCAGTCACATCTAGGTTCTCAGTTGAGGATGCCAAACGAGCTGGCTTGTGGGGCAAGCAGGGACCGTGGTCAGCGTACCCCAAGCGCATGATGCAGATGCGAGCTCGCGGGTTTGCTTTGCGTGATGCGTTTCCAGACGTACTCAAGGGTATGATCACCGCAGAAGAGGCGCAGGACTACCCTGAAGAGGCCAAGCCACGGCCAACCAAAGACATCACGCCACGCAACCCGCTGGACATGCTGACCAAGCCAGCCCCGGTGGAGATCCCAGCGGTTACCAGTGACCCGGCCATCATCGAGCAGGCATTCGCACAGGACCAAGAAGAAATAGATGTAGTACAAATAGAATCTGTGGCTGAAGCGCCACAGGCAATGCCAGACTACAGTGAGGCCAATGACTACCCAGCGTTTGAAGATGCTGGGGAATTCAAGCTACTGCTGCCGGGCAAAGAGCAGGCGCATTCTGCTCACGCTACGCTTGCAGAGTGGCAAGATGCCTATGAGTCCATTGCGGACAAGACTGCGCGAGCTGGTAAACGGCCTGCACGCGAGCGCATGACTGCTCTCAAGGAGCTCAAGAATGTCAACGAAGAGACTCTCAAGCGGGTTGATTCTGTCGAGCGGATCAGGCATACAGCTGCGTACTCCAAGCGGATCGCAGCATTGGGCGCAGCTCAGTAATTAAGCAAGCGTGCTGTTGGCCATCGAGCCAGCAGCACTTGCTACCTCAGTCACCCTACGGCCCCACCCCTTACCAAAGGTTGGCCAAGTATTCAAACCCTGCAAGAAGCTCATGCGCTTGAATGAGTAAGCAGACACCAGCTCACCGGGATCTATGGCTAGCACAGCCTTCATGGTGCCGGGCCCAATGGCACCATCAGCGGCCACTCCAACCACCTCTTGCAGCCACTTGGCAGCTCGGCCCGGACCAGAATTAATCGCCGCGTCAAACACAGCGTAGTCCACGCCAGCTGGCAGCTCATCACCGTTAACCTTGTCCCAATACTTGGCCTTGTAAAGCGGCCCCACATCAGCAGGCTTGAGCGCACGCATGTCGGCCTCGCTGACCGGGTGGTTAACCCAGCTCTCCCACACAGCCTTGGTGCAACCAAGGTTGGTCATGCCGCCGGGATCTGATGGATGGTTTACAAAGCCACCCTCGTGGTGGAGCACTGCGGCCAAAGCTGATTCAAAATTCTCTTTCATTTGTTACTCCGCATTTCCATGATTTTCTCCATGGTTCTACCCCCGAAATAGGCCAAAAACACTATCTGGCCCCACGAGCCCAGCAAATTTACGTAGCTTTCTTGTGCGTTGTATCCAAACGCTGACATCGCGGTAAACATAAAGTAAGCAATGAAGATGGCAATTAATGCAATGGGTCTGATGTTCTTTGACAGCCAAGAATCGGACGCCATGTCAGCAGTCCACCGTGCTGTGGTGTTTTCCTGTTCAGCCTTAAACATCTCAGTTTCATTGGCCATCTTGGCCAGCTCGCCGCTTTGAGCCAGCGTGGCCAGCTCAAGCTGGGCTTTGGCCTTGGCCTCTGGGTCAGGGATGAGCTTGTCTATGAGCTTACCGCCGACTGCTAGTAATCCAGTAATGTCAAACATCAGAATTTTCCTTTCA